TCTTCGCCCTGGCGTCGTGCGGCAGGACCAGGACGTCGGCGTGGGGCTGCTTGGCAAGCCTGGGTATCCATTCCTCGGCGTCCATGCCGCTGCCGTCGTCGTAGTGGAAGATCTCCACGCCGCCGCGCATCCTGCGCCACCAGACGAAGGCCGCCTTGTCGCGGTAGCCGATGTCGGACGTGACCCAGACCTCGTGGATGCCGTCGCTCGTGTCCTCGACCGGGCAGATGCGGCCCTGCTTCTCGGCCTGCTCGACGTAGCGGCCGAAGATCGCGCCGACGTTGGCCGCCGAGAAGTCGCACTCGTACTCCTGCCGGTACAACTCGTCGGGCATCTCCCTGCGCTCGTCCTCCAGCACCTCCTCGCGGATGTGCTTGGTCTCGGCCACGCCCAGGTGCGAGTGGAACCAGTGGTCGCTGGTCTTCGCCAACTGGATCAGGTCGTGGAAGTGGTTGTAGCCCCGAGGTGTGCTGATGAACGCCGCCCAGCCGTCGTTGCCGGCCAGGATGGGGCGGAACATGGACCACGCCCTGGGGTCGCTGAGTGCCGCCTCGCTCATGGTGATGCCGAACGGGTTGGAGCCCACGAGGTGGTCGAAGTAGTCCGAGCCTACAAGCTGCCAGATCGCCCCGTTCACCAGGGTGATCTTCATCTCGGTCTTGTTGGTGTCCTCGCGCAAAGCCCGGGGGAACACTTGGTCCAGGGTGCGACGCCCCAGGTTGTCGAAGCCGTCCCAGACGACCTTGCGAGCCTGCTTGTGGGTGGGCAGCATGTGGAAGTACATCCCCGGCCGCTTGAACGCCGCCTTGGCCGCCTGATGCAGCATGGTGAGGTCCTTGCCGTAGCGGCGCGGCCAGCAGGCCGCAGCGCGCAGCCCGCCCTTGTCGAAGTAGCGCATGAGGTCGCGCTGGGGCGGGCGACCCGTGAAGCCGTTGGGCAGGCTGATGTCAGGCATGGGCCGCGTCCCAGATGCGCTTGCACTGCCCGTGCATCTGCGCCTTCGTCAGCGTGCTGTCGAAGCGCAGCTTGACGATGACGTCCTCGCACAGGTCGTAGGACAGGTCGCCCTTGCGGCGCGAGACGCGGTGGACGACCAGGGCTACAAGCAGAGCCTCGATGACCGAGGCGACGGCGAGCCCGGAGACCACCCACCAGTTGACGTCCACGCACGAGAGCAGTGGCGTCACATGTGCCTCCAGCGTGCCATCGGGAGGTCGATGCCGCCGAACAGGATGCCGATCAGCACCAGCACGAAGATCAGGGCGATGATCGCCCGCGCCACCATGCCGAAGGGCGGCGGCAGCGGGACCAGCGCGGTGAACACGTACCAGAGGATGCCGAAGACCAGCACCAGGATCAGCAGCGTGACGAGCATCTCGATCATGGTCTAGTCCTCCTTCGTCGTGAGCCAGGGCCGGCAGCGTGCGGTCAGCCATTCGAGCGCGCCGAAGACCAGCACCAGCACCAGCAGCGTGATGAGCATCGCGATCATGATGTACCTCCAGGTTACGCCTCGCCGATCCACATGCCTGGGCTCGCCTCGGGCAGCACATCGTAAGCCTCGCGGCCGAGGACGTCGGGCGGCTGCTCGTGCCACGCATCGCGTGGGATGTCCTCACGCCGCAGGCCGACGCGCCGCATCGCCTGCGACGTCGGCGCAGCGTACCGCAGCACCTCGCCGAAGCGGTGCGAGGCGTCGCACACGTCCAGCACGATCACGCGGCCGCCGGGTGCGAGTGCCTTGCGCGCTGCCTTCATCGCCGCCGACAGCCGCACATGGCCCAGCACGTAGGCAAGCACCACGAGCATGGCGCGCTCGCGTGGCCGCATGCGGAAGTCGCACAGGTCGCCCAGCCACCGCTCGCCGTGACACACGCACAGGTCAAGCTGCGCCTTGCTCTGGTTCACCAGGGTGAACCGCAGGTCGGGCCGCAGCATCTGCCAGTAGAACTCCATCCCGCCGACGCCGCAGCCCAGGCTCACGATGCGTGCGCCCTGGTGCAGGAAGCTGTTGGGCCGGATGGACCGGCGCAGCACCTCGGTGCTGTGCAGCCGCTGGTCCGGCGAGAGCATGAACAGTTGCAGCACGATGCGCCGCTGGTCCATGAGCCAGCGTGTGACCTCGCCGACCAGCAGGTCGTCAGCGTAGAAGTCGTGAGTCTTTAAAGCCCCAGTCGCGCACCTACCAGTAACGCAATGCTCGGCTGCCAGGGTCGAGGCGATCACTGCTCTTCCCGGATGATCACCGTCAGCGGGCCGCCGCCATCGCCTGCGATCTCGCTGCGGTTGAGCTTGGGAGCAGCGTACTCGGCCAGCATGGCGACCGTCCTGGCCGCTCCTGCCGGGTCAGGCGGCCGCCCGGCACGCACGAGCTTGCCGTCCGCATCGCGCACGTCTGGCGAGCCCTCGGCGATCTCACGCACCCACTTGGCATAGTTCTTCTCATTGCTCTCAAGCAGCCGGGTGATGGTCTCGCGGAAGGTCGTGGTCACCTTGTTGGGCACGCCCGGTTTCCTGCCGCCGCGTTTCTTTAAAGGCGCAGTTCCAGACGGGGCTACTTTTCCGCTCGGGTCAGGGGTTGACATGGCGCGAAATGTACACCCCAAACGCCGATTCGGGGCCATTTTCAGCCAGCACCACCCATCTAGCACTGGTGCCAAAAACCCCCTCTACGCCCGGTAGCACCACTCAGCACCAGTCTAAATTCCTTGGCAGTTCTGCAATAAATAACACCGCCGCCTGTCCGCCGCCTGCAAGGGGGTCCGCTCTCCTATCGTCTCTCGCATAACTAAGAATAATTGACTAGTGCTGACTGGTGCTACCGGGCGTAGAGGGCCAAATCGTCACTAGTGCTGCTGACTGGTGCTGACTGGTGCTGAGTAGTGCCAACAAAATCACGCATCCGCAAAATAAAGTAAGCCTGGGTCTCAAATCTCTGTAGAATTCAGGCTTGACAGCCACCAACCAAACGGAGTTTGAAGACATGAAGAACATCAGCCAAGCAGCGTTCGTCGGCCCGATGCCCGAACTGTGCGGCCCGGTCAAGCCTGCGGCCAAGCGTGGCCGCCCGGCCAAGTACGCGAGCGAGGCCGAGCGTCAGAAGGCGTGGCGTGCCAACAATGCCGTGAAGACCCTGCGCATCGACGGCAAGGCCGCCGCCACCATCGCCAAGCTGGCCGAGATGTACGACTGCGACGAGACCCACGTCGTGAACAACCTGCTGCGCTTCGCCCTGGCGAACCGCAACTGGGTGCAGGCCGGTGTCGGCGGCTGGGCCATCAAGGATGCCCGTTTCACCGCCGGCAAGCGCACCGCCCCCACTGAGCCCGACCTGTCCGCCCTGGACGCCGAGTTTCCCCTTGTCAAGTAACCTGGAGCTTTAATCATGATCGACAGCACCAACCCCTTCGTCATCGCCGACAACGCCATCCGCGCCCTCGTGGTCGAGGCGGCCGCCAAGCATCCCGAGCTTGGGATGACCTTTGGCTACATCGGCAACTGGGACAGGCACGGCGACGACCGCTCCTTCCGCATCTTCACCAACCGAAAGGATTCCGGCCGCCGCTCGATCTCCTACCACCTGGGCAGCGTGAACAACCTGCCGGCCGCTCTCTCGCGGCTGCCGTACCACCTCGACGCCTTCATCGCGATGGCTTTAAAGGCCGACCGCGCCTATTGACGCCCCAGGCTGCAGCCCACAGAATCCACCCCGCCAACCATCAGGAGCAACAGCAGATGTCCACCCCCCGCAACTTTCCCGTCGGCACCCGTGTGCGGTCGTACGACTTCCCAGGCGAGCGATCCTGCTACCTGGAAGGCAAGATCGTTTCCATCGACATGCACGACGGCGTGTATCACATCGACGTGGACCGCATCGTGCGCGACCACCAGGAGCGGCCGCTCAAGGGCCGCTGGGTCGTGACCCCGCCGCTGAATGGACGCAAGTCCCTCTTCGGCAGCAGCACGCACGGCGTCGTCCTGGCCGCCACCGCAACCAACCCCACCACTACGGAAGCAACGCAATGAGCCTGTCCCATACCACCATCGACAACCGCGAGCTTTCGCGGCTGCAGGCCGTCGAACGCGCCTGGACCGCCGTTTTCGAGACCCTGCGCAAGCACAACAACCAAGCCTTCACCCTGCCCATGACCGGCACCGAGTGCGCGGTCGCCGAGATCGCCCGGCTGCAGCGCATCGAGGCGGCCGCCATGAGGAACGGAACGTGAACGCCGGGCTCACCCCAGGCGAGGGCGAGGCCAGCGGCGACCCCGTCCACACGGCCATCAAGGTCGCGGCGGCCGGGCTGCAGGCTCTGCTGGAGCGGATCGAGCCCCAGGCCGTCGGGTTCGTCATCCTGGCCGCCCGGCGCACGCCCAAGGCCAACCTCCTCATGGCGTCCAACCTGCCGCCCAAGGTGGCGCATGCCTTCATCCGCGTTGTTGCCTCGGGGGACCTATGACAACCGAGTTCATCAACATCCTGTGCATGTGCGCCCTGGTCGCCGGCTTCATCGTCGGCGGGCTCTGGCAGAAGTGGGCCGAGTACGCCGAGCGGCGCGAGCGCGACCGGCGCACCATCGAGGCCATCCGGCAGATTCACCAGTCCCGCATCGAGCAGTCGCGTCGCCCCACCCGCAGTGCCTGGGACGAGGCCGAGCGCAACGACAAGCGAGGCGGCCAATGAGAGCGCACCAGTTCGGCTCGGCCACCGTGGACATGGACAACCTCGTGAACTGGCGTTTCAGCCGGCGCATCGGCGAGCAAGTCCCGGACGCCGCCTACGCCTGCGCCATCGAGGGTCCGCGCCCTGGCCGGCTGCGGCTGCTGTCCACCGTCGCGTTCCTGGCCGCCCTGGCAATCGGTTGGCTGATCGCCTGCCTGGGCGTCCTTTGCATCGTCTGACATCAAGCCCCAGGCTCACACCTGGGGCTATTTCGTTACGGGGAATTGAAATGAAGCACTGGCCCTCCAACTGGCCGATCCACGCCCACCCGGCCCGGCCGCCGCTGCGCACCTTGCGAGAGATGGCCGAGGAGCTTGGCGTCTCGGCGCAGCGGCTCAACTTCTGCCTGAAGCACTCGACGTGCAGCCCGCCTGCGCCGGTACTGAAGCACGCCAACCGGCCGCGCAATACGTGGTACGACCCCGTCGAGATGCGTGCATGGTGGAAGCGTCACCAGGGGGGTTGACAGCTTTGTAGCCCAGGGCTTAGAATGGCCCTGCCAACCCGGCAACCAACGAAAGCACACGATGAACTTCAACCCCGCCAACTTCGCCGTCAACGCCCAAGCCCAGGCTCGCCAGGAGCGAGCCCAGGCTCCGGCCCCGTCGGCCGTCGCCCAGAAGATCGCCGCCCTGGAGCAAGCTGCCGCCCGCTGGGCGATCCGCCGCGACGACTTCGCCGCCGGCAAGTCCGACACCTGCCTGGACATGGCCGCCAAGCTGCAGCGATTCGGCTCGTTCGTCTCCGAGAAGCAAGCCGGCTACGCCGACAAGCTGATCGAGTGGAGCCTGCCGCGCCAGCCCGCCACCGTCTACGTGCCCCCGGTCTGCCCGGCTCCGGCACCCGCCCCGGCTCCCAAGCCGGTGCCGGCTGCCATCATCCTTCCCAAGCTCTTCGACCTGATGCAGCGGCTGGCGAAGCTGCGCTTCAACGGCGTCAACATCAGCCGCAAGAACGGCGACAGCCTGTGCTGGGTCAAGCTGCCCAGCCAGGACGGCGTCGTCGGCAAGATCGAGGGCGGCGTGCTGAGTCTGTTCGCCGGGCGCATGAGCGTGGCCCAGGGTGCCGAGGTCCTGGCCGCGCTGCTCGCCATCGAGGCGGACCCCGAGCGCGCTGCGGTACTGTATGGCAAGGCCAGCGGCAACTGCGCCATCTGCGGCCGCGACCTGACCGACCCCGAGTCCATCGAGCGCGGCATCGGACCCATCTGCGCCGAGAAGTTCTGATCTGCCACAC